CAAAGTTACCATTCATTTTATGCTACCCCGCTTTTTAATACACCCATTTTGAATTTAGAAACTACTGCGTCACAGCTAAGGTCTACACTTGCTACTGCATTTCCGGTTAATGGATTAGTTATTCCGCTTCCATAATTCCAGATGTAAGTATAATCGTTATCAGCATTTAACTGCGTGCTAAATAATACAACATCAGATACATCTTTAAATGTTGCGACCTGCGCTGTATTAGCAGAGTCAATCGCAAATATTTTACAATCGTCGCCGTCAAATTCTGTAACTGCATTAACAATCACTCCGACAGTAACGGTAGTTGCTGCATCTGGCAAGTCGTCGCCAGCTCCGCCACTAAATGTAATTGTACCAGTCGCCGTACTGTCAATATCGCAACCGTAACGATAACCAGCCGCCCAGACAATATCAATCGTTTCTGTGTCCGCAATCCCGTGAGCAGAAATAGTAATAACTCCGCTTGCGGCAGTAGTTCTAGTTGTAAGCGCGCCACTCTGCCCTGCTGTAAGTTGAGTGCTTGCCACTTCGAGAGTTACAGTACCCTCTTGTGTATAGGTTGTATCTTTACGAAAAGATAACCCTGCGACTGAAGCCTGTGATGTTTTTGTTCCACTAGCCATGATTAACTCCTTATTTGCATTTCAATTAATGCGGTTGAATTACCACCCATAACGGGCATTGTTTTTATTATCTTATAGCGTTTTTCTACTACAACGCCCGTACTATAGTTTTTATCCTTAAGTATGAAATATGAGTTGTTATCTTTTATGATATTTCCCGATAGCTTACTATGCGCTACCGATGTTTTAGCATCTCCCATTAATATACTTGTACCGTCAATTAAGTTCTGAGAGTACTTTTGCGGAGGCTCACAAGCAATATCTTCTATTGTAGTAGGGTCGTCAGTTGCGCCCGTAGGCAATCCCGTATAATCATCAAGTGTTGCAGAACCAGCAATCTCTATATCACAAGTACCGCCTACAGAATTAAGCAAACTTACTGATAAATTTTGTGCGACTTTATCTAATATACCTAAACCCGCCATTAGTAACGCTCCATTTTTATTGAACTACCGCCAACGGCAACCGTACCTAAACAACCGACTGCGCGAGTAGTGTTTGAATTGATTAATTCTTCCGGGCTTATATTATCCCTGTATTCAACTTCAAGTGATCCGACCTTTGCGCTCTTAATACTGTTGTCTTTTGCCCCCCCCGAAGTATCGCTTATGAATAGTAATAGCTCACAAGTTGCATTTGCTATTTCCGTAGGTATTGTATCGCTGTCTAGTTCTTCACCGTCGCAGTTATAAAGGTCATCGCGTGGAAAGCGCAACGCCTGTGTGCTAGAGGCTATATCCCCGTTCCAGCTATAAGACTGATCTAACATGCGGGTTGCGTTGACGAGTAAAGCCTTTTGTACTTCCGCCGCAGCGTCGTCCCACGCGTCAGAACCTATACGAGTATCGAAATAAGTCTGAGCATCGGCAACCGTAATATAGCTGTTTGCTGTAGCAGAGCCAGCGGTTGCGATTATTGTAATAGCCATGTTATGCCCCTATTAAATAAGTTCTTGTTATTTCTTCACTTATTTGGTTTTTAGTTAAATTACAAGAAAAGTTCATTGACTTAGGCTTGCCGCCGTTTACATTAAAGACTGCTTTTATTCTTTTCGGTGTTTTGATTATGCTATAAAATATTATAGACGGATTGATTTTTTTTGATTTTGTAATACATTTATTGAATATTTTTTCGTATTTTTCTACTATTATATTTACATCGTGGTGTCTTTCGGCAAAAGCCCTTGACCCTTTGGAAAGTTTTATTCGGAGCTTCTTGTCTTTTTTGAGTTTTGCTATTGCTTTTTTAATGCTTTCTGTTGAGCGATCACAAAACAATACATCCTCACCGTCTTTCATTATCTCGCCGTGAAATCCAGCCTCTTTGGTCGTTATTATAGGGACTCCACACGCGCAGGCTTCCATTAGCGTATTAGAACAGCCCTCGCCGAGCGTTGGGTGTACTATGCAGTCTATTTGACTATAAAATTTTTCCATCATCTTATCATGTGGTATCTGCTCTTTTTTGAATAACGCCGTTTTTAGCTGTACCCCTGAATCACTACAGGCTTTTTCAACAAAATCATATCCCTTATATTCTCTATATTGTGGGGTTGTTATATTGCCACAAAACCCGACTGTAAACTTTTTACGCGCATCGCGTTTTAATTTATTCCATTCGGTTAAATCTAAACCGTTAGGGATTAAATGGACGTTATCGTGTATTGCGCTGGCTATATCATACAGCTTTTTGTTTGTCGCGACTAGGCAATAACACTTTGACATTTCTAATAAAAGTGGCTCAAGTTTTTTAACACCGTCAAAATTTAGATTACCACCCATGCGGCATACGGTGCTTAGCCGATTTTTAAACTTTTTTAGCAATGAAACGTTTTGTGCAAATACCATATCATATCCCAAGCTGTTTATTTTGTCGCCATTGTTATAAAAAACCCTGTCAAATTCAATGTCTATTTTTTTCTTAATCTCATTAAAGATCAACCCCCAACTCCAATTGGGAGTAAATTCTGCCGAAAGAATCCTTGTAGTCATTTTTTTATCGCCGTCCTTTTTAAATATCAGATTGCCAAAAATTCTAAATCCTGGCAAAAGTAAAAGCGTTTTTGAGTCCGCTGTGTATCCGCGCCTAAAAAAATTAGGTGAACAAATAAATTTAATGTCGCCTATATTGTTTTCGCCATCAACTACATGTTTATGACTTGGCATCTTGTTTTCAACATGTCTACATAAATTATCAAAAGCCCAGTTTTCCTTTTGTACTATCCAGTTAATTTTCATATTAAATCATTACACCTATACCACCGACTCCACAGCCTATATCGAGTTCATTGCTTATCCTTTAATATATGCTCATACCATCTACAGGAATCAATATGTAATATAGTGTTTTTGTTCGACTTAAAAAACTTAAAAAAATTAGGTGAGCAGACAAAATTAACATTTCCACTTTTTTTATCAAAAACATGATCGTGGCTAGACATTTTTTTAATTAAGTGTCGGCAAAGATTGCCAAATGCCCATCGTTTATCTTTTGTTACCCAATTAATTTTCATAGTAAAAGAACCCGCCCCACTTAAGGGGCTAAGGCTGTATTAGGAGGTGCTAATTAAGAAGCTGCACGAATAGCTGCTAATGCAGTTGCGCTATCTGTCAGATTAATAATCTTACAGTAACGTTGAGCCGCATTCTTGAACTCAAATGTAAGTTCACCGAGAATAGTACGCTGGATTCCGTCAAAACCCTTAGTAGTGGTATCTTCATCTGATATTTTACCATTAGAGAGATTAGAGATAGCCAGTCCAGCCGGATCAAGAACCCATGCTTGCGTATCTGGAATATCATAATCTGCTATGATAATCTGGTTTGCGCCAGTCATATCATTTACAACATTAGCGACATATTCGCCGCGTGTGCTGTCTGCTCGTACAATATTAACCTTATCCGCATTTGATGCAGAGATAACGCGAGCCTGACCAGGATTACAAATAATAACGCTAGGCATTCCACCCTCGTTAGTAATTGCTTGAGAAGCGTCATTGATAATGTAATTATCGAATGTTGAAGTGTCGGCATCAACTTCAAGAGCTGTTGCATAAGTATACAACCCGCCAGCTTCACCTTTAACGGATGCAGTTCCGGCTACTCTTGCGCCAAACAAAGCCATTTTGTTCAGATCGCGAGCGACCTGTTGCATTGCAAAGGTAAGTTGAGTTGCTAGGCTGTTTTCTATACCATATACACCAATTCCCATAGATGTACGAGAAAGCTGTACAAGTTTACGAATAATTTGCGTTTGGTTATACGCTGTATCTGATTCGCGGTACTGTTGTTCGCCGTTAGAGTTACTAGAAGCTTCAATCATTGGAGTTGAAACAATAGGCATAACATCTGCTGCGCTAGGCGCAGTAGTGGCTGAGCCGTTAGCTGCAGCAAGTACAACGGTAAAAGTAGTAGTGCTATCAAGAACAGTTACACGGAAAAGAGCAGGGTCATCTGCGATAGTCAGGGTCGTTCCGACAAGCAGTTTAGCCACGTCTGCCGCACTTGCTGTAATAGTCAAAGTTGCAATACTTACAACGGTCAATGTGCGAGGTGCAATCTGGTCTTCAAGCCATTCATGTTTTCTTTGTTTAGCGTCTGGAGCTGATCCAAATAAGCTAATAAATTTAGGTTGTTCTGCGATAACGGTTGACAAAATATCTGTCAAATCCCGTTTTTGATTGGAATAACTATATTCAAACTGTGCCATTGTGTATCCTTAGGTTTGTTCAGGCGCGTAAAGCATCATGCTCTTAGTGTCGCCTTTCTTTTTGGCTTCTGCGTATGCAGTCGCCTTATCTGTCTGTGCGTTTGGCGTTCCATTCGGGCTTGTAGCCCCTGACCCATTCGACGGTAAACCGAACTTATCGGTTAGCGGATTCAAAAACTCCGCTACTGTTTTCCCGTCAGAGGTCATAACGTCGCCACCCTCTGAAATATCTAAAAAGGAAGCCCTTAATAATACATCATCATCAAACTTCGGGTCTAGGTTTAATTCGCGGGCTGCTGCTCTCATTGCCTTTTCTATCTTTATTTGCTTTTTTTCTGTCTGCAAGCTAGAGATAGAATCGTTGGCGGTATTAAGCAACGTCTTTAAATCGTCTAAATCCTTTACAAGTTTAATTTTGTCAAGGTCTGCTTTCGGGTCAAGTTTGAGCGTTACCGCCTCGTCATGTGCCTTTAGCAATTCCTTATACTTAGCTGTATCTACTCCCTCATAACTCTTTTTCAGTTCGGCTAGTTCTTTCTCTACAGTCTTGCGGTTATCTGCCTCGTGTTTCTTTGCGTCCATAATCTTATCAATGTCCGCTTGAGTCTTGATCCCGTCAATGGCTGTCAGTTTAAACGTGCCGTCTATTTCCTCATACAATGAGGCGTATTCTTTGGGAATGTCGGTTTCTGAATTGTACAACAATTTCAGCTTTTCCATTTGTCTGTCTCCTTTTTTGGTTGTCGGCATACAATGCCTTACCCTTTAATATAACTTACATAAACGTAAATGTCAAGCAAAAAATGACAAAAATGTGAGATTTATTATAATAGTTACAAAAATGTGAGTTTTATTCTAGTATTATACGCTGTTTATAATTAATTTGGCTTTTTCTTTATTATTTTGTTGACATAACTTGTTTTATGGTATATGATAGTAGAAACCAAGGGAGGTTTAAGATGAAAAAAAACCAGATGTCTTTTTTAAACGATCTAAATTATGATATGCTTTTATACATGCAAGTTATAAACATAAGTGATAAAGATAGAGAAAAAGCTGAAATCATGTTTAGCATTACCGAGCATATTAGTAATAATTTCAAGCAAATGTTTAGAAAAAGAAAAGGATGTTTAAAATGAGTACAAAAGGAATGTGTATGAAATGGTCAGATGAACGGAAAGAGCGAAACCATCTCAAGCCAGAGTTAATAGAAGAAATTAAAGATAACGCTCTGTGTAAATTAAACAATATGTCTATGATGTTAAAATGTGAGATTATTGATAACTGCGATGGATGGGATAACTATAAATCTAAATTTTTTTATAATCAGGATATATTTCGGTCTATTCGCACACAAATAAATTCTATTATTTACGATATTATATTTAAAGAAGAAAACAATAAAGAAAAATACACAAAGCGCAAGGAGCGACTTGCGCTTCTTGATAAAATTTGCAAACAGCAATCCGAAGAAGCGCGGCAGGAAAGGAAAAAATTAAATAATAACTAAAAGGAGGTTTAAGATGAAGTGTCCAAAGTGTAAAAATGAGCTTGACAGACTTAGAAATTGTTGCGAATGGCAATTATTAGATAAATTTAACGGCGACAACATAATATTGCCGGATAATTGCATAAAGGCAAGTATGGCAATAACAATGGATACAGATTGTCAATCAGGTAATATGTTTTATTGCTTTAATAAATATTATACATTCTTTAGCTTTGATTGGATTAAGTCTAATCAATCGTAGACCTCTGGAAACTTACCCCGCAACTCCTCAAGCGTCAGCGGTTTGCCGAGTCTATCCGTAAATTTATCAAGTGTCATTTCACCGGATCGGAACTTTTTAGCATTTTCAACGCCTAGTACGCTGGATTGCAAATTACCGTCCTGCTTCTTTAGCCATGAGCTGTATGTAGTACCTGGAGGCTGACTGCCTATTACATCTTTGCCATATTCACGCCTTGCTCTGTTAATATAGCCGTTCTTTGAGCTATTTGATAGATTATTCCACTTTGATTTAGCTGCTTTATCTGTTATACCACGCTTCTTGTTGCGATTGATGTAATCCTTTTTGCCTTTATCGCGAAAGTTAGTACCGCCGACGCTTGGACGGTTTCCTATTAATCCTACACCGTCAATAACTGGAATTCTTGCGCTCCTGCAGTTAGGGTGTAACGGGGGTACTTCACCCTCTCCGGTCTTAAACTTTGTACCGTCAAGACTTGCACATATTACGCTTGTTCTGCCGTCTAGTACAGCGGAGTATACCTCATAGTCTATTATATCAGCGTTAGCCTTGTAAAACTCTTGATTAGCCCCGTTTGCCACGCCGTTGGTTACTGTCCGGGATAGCGTTTCTATTTGATTGCGTGAAACCTGTACAGCCCCCGTATATTTACCGGTTAGCCGCGACTTAGTACCGATTACAGAGTTTATAGTCTGGTCTAGCGTGAAGCCGTTATTAATCGAAGCCCTGACAGTTGCCTCTATTCGTGCGTAATCAGATACAGACGTTTTTGTAAACCATTGCGATACACTTGCGCCGTCGTAAGCAGCAAAGGCGGTCAGGTTGTTAATTGCGCTTGCGCTCGGTGCCGATAACGCAACGTCAAACGGAATAGATCGCTGTAAGCTCTTTGCGATAAACTCTGCCTCGTCATTAGCCAGCCTTGCCATTGCAACCGTGTATTCTTTTTCGATACTGTCATATATAGGTTTGCGGATATTCTTATACTGGTTTCCGATAGTTGCAAAACGCCCCGCACTCGTCGCTGTGTTTAATCCTGCGTGTATCTTTGGTATCTCGTCAGCTAACATGCCTTTAACGCCCCTATGCGTTGAATCAAGAGCCTTTTGCATGTCTAGCCCTAGTTTACGCGATAGTAGCTGTAATAGCGACCTGCGTTTAAGCATTGAGCTTTGTAGTTGTTCATTAGCTGTTGCCATTAAACTCCTAAATTAGCTGCTTGTTCTGTGTTCTGCTTCCATTTCTCGAATGTTTCAAACTTAGTATATCCGTTTTCTTTCAATATGTCATATATATCTTCTTGAGTATACAGCCCGCTTGACACCTGCATTGCAAGCTTGGTAATATCTTCAACAGTTATAGTATTATCAGTAAAGTCATCGCTAGACTTAACGCTTATCTCTGCATCTGATATACCCATCCATCGAGCTATAATCTTAAGTATCTTCTCGATAGCCTGTGCGGAGGTGTTAGCTATAGTCGTCAGCTTGGCGGTCTTTGTCGTAAGCCTTATGCTTAGAGCTTCGCCTGATTCGCCAGCCCCTGCTTCCATTAGAGCAACGCCCTTTTGTGTCATTTCTTTTGCGATATTCTCAAGAGCAATACGCGCTTCTGATATACCTGCGCCGGATATTTCAGCAAAGAATACTTTTGCGTCTGCATTAGTTGAACTTACGCCGTCATTAACGCCGATCTGTATTTTAGCTTCTTCTTCGGTAAAGCCAGCCCTTACAAGTATAGCTATTGTCTGCATGTATAACAGTTCTTCATAATTTGCGCTATTGCGGTAGTAATGCAAGCTGTCATCTGCCAAAGGCTCTAAGCACGGGTCTTCTACGCTTGATATTGTATTAGTCGCGTTACAGAATACAAAGGGAATCTCTTTTGCGTGCTTGCCTTTTATTTCCGGGCGTATTGCATCTGTTGGCGCGATGGTTAAATCTAGCCCGTCTAAGTTATCTTCTGTTTCATAATTGTAATAGCCGTCTGCATCAATTCCTAACACCTTGCAACGATTAACCCACTCCCATTTGCCGTCTGTTTTATTGATTTTATAGCCAGACACGTCAAGTATAACTGATTCTGGCTTCTCATCGTTATCCTTAATCAGCGTGTCCCAGTTTAATATGCGCTCTGCTGTATAAACTACTGTATAGGGGTCGCTTCCCCCTTTATCAGCCTTAAGCATGTCTGTGAGCAACCCACAGCGTGAAGTAATAAGCTGCTGTTCGTTTATCCGCGCGTTTAATGCTTTTATATCTTCGCCGTTATCGGTTATGCTATCTGTCATAGCCTCCATTTGCGTTGGTACTTTAACGATCAGCTTACTCTTTGCTAACAGCCCCGACATTGCGCGTTCTGTGTCAATTAGATTACTTGGAAAGTCAGCACATTTCTTTTTGTTTTGATAGTCGGTTTCCCCGTTGGTCTTATCGGCAGACTGCCCGGAAGTCTTTGGTAGGTAGGTTTTAGTTGCCGTGCTTGAACCGTCGCGGTCTTTAACATATTTCCCACCTTGACAGTCGCGCATTTTAAGCCATGAATCTTCCATAGCCGTATAGTCAGGGTGTTTATTAATATTACTGCATACAGTGTTAGCCATTGTTAAATCTCCTTTTCTATCTTTAGTTTATTAAATGCTATTTTTCTCATATCGGCTAAATGCTCTTGAGTAGCCTTTAATGATCCGGCACTACCGGAACCCTCTGATGGTCTTAACCCTGCATCCCAAAGATCGTCTATTAACCTTTGCGCCTCTATTGGATCTATTCCTATTGTGGGGTCTATAATGCAACCTTCAGGGTGTTCTGTGAATTGCATATCTTCAACCTTGACAAAACTCAACTTTCTTGTTTGAAAATTTTCAGATTGAATATATATAGCAATATCTCCAAACGGTGCTCGTTTAAACGCCCTTAATATGACTTTTTCATCTTTCATTTTTTCAACCTCTCTAGTTTAATTAATGATTCATATAAAAAGTATTCTTTTAAATATATATAGGCATGATTATTATTATCTGGTATATAAGGAATCTCCATTTTATCCATTATATGCTGAACTGTATGATCTATCTCGTGGCATAGCGTTACTACATCATCAGGCTCACCGTTAAAGCGTGGAAGCCATATACCCGATATAGCATTGCCATTATTTGTATATATTGTTGACATACCTCTATAATAAGATTGAGCTGTTTCTTTTATCTTATATTTCTTATCCATATAATCGCAGTATTCTTGATATTTGCCGATAACAATAATTAGCGGTACGCGATAAACCTTCTCTTTAATCGTAAAATTAACCACGCAAGCCACCTACTCTTGAGATAACTACTACCTCTTTCTTTGCTAACAGCCTGTATCGCGCTTCATCTGCAATATGGTCTTCTGCATTTGTATCTATATCATCTGTCTTTTTGCTATCCCGTGTAAGCGTTGGAATAGTCCGGCAGAACTGGCGACAGTTGTTAAATATGTAAAGCCCGGCTTCTTCTTTACTGCTTGAGCCTTTAAACATCTTACGCATAATTTCCCAGCCGTTAGCTCTACTCCCGGGCGACTTGTTAGCGTGAAGCCATGTTACGCCGACGCTTGCCATGTCGTCTGCTATACAGTTTCCGTTTTCTGTTGTGTATATAGAGGAGTCAGCAGCCCCAGGCTTCACATTTAGACCCATTTTAGTTTCGATTGTTTTGATCTTGTCCGCCACTTGGACTGCTAACTCTTTAGTTCCCTCGTTTGGTGTACCATTCCAGCCGTATAGCTCGTTAATACGGTATAAGTCCCCTCTTACTGTGCTTTTTTTACTTCCGTCTTTGAGTATTACATCTGTACCGTCCGATTCAGCCCACCAGCCGACAGAGTAAGGCTTTGAACTGCCCCAGTCAAATGATCGGTCAATATACCAGCTACTTGGAATAGCAAACGGCTCTATTTCGTGAATCACTTTATTATACAGGTCGTCAAACATACCGCCAGCGACTATATCCCAGTCGCCGTTAAGCATTGCTCGGACTAGCGCGGGGTTGCCTAGACCCTTAAGCATGTTTTCATACTCATCATAGTTTATGCTTGGGTTATCCTTGAGCATTGCAGGGATATACTGCCTTAACATTTTCCCATCACTCGGCTTTGTCTGCCATATAGCAAGAGCTGGCGCAGGATCAACAAACGCCGACTTTACCCAGTTGTGTCCTATGTTTCCCGGATTGCTGCCTGAAAGTATAAGCGGTATTTTAATATTATCTGGTATATCAAGCCCCGCCACACGACAACGCCCCCTTAAGTAGACATACTGAAAGCGCGTAAAATGTGTTAGCTCATCAAAGAGCAATACGTTTATTTCCGCACCTTGATATTTGTATACGTCCTTTTCATACTGACAATGGCATAAATGAATCTTTGAATTATTCCAGAAGCTTATCTTTGTCGGCGAGTTGGTTATCTTAGCTTGCTTATTCTCTATCATGGTTTCTAACATGCCATAATAACCGTTGACACCCTCGACATGATTCTTATACAAGTCTTCTGATAGTCGCCGGAATAGATAGACCTGGAGATTTGCAATTTGACAGCACAAGAGAATAGATACTACGCGAATAAGGTGGGATTTTCCACCACCAGCCGCACCACCGTACAATATCTCATTAGCCCTTGAGAGCAGTACATCACCCTGCTTTTTGTGTAGCTTAAATTCCATTAGTCGGTTTCTATTGTTATCTTAATGTTGTCATCAAATTTATGTGTATTGTCTAGCTCTGTGCGTGTTGAGTATTCTAATCTGCGTACACGTTCTAGATACCATTTGACTGTAGAGGGGTCGCCATTGTTTAATAACTTAGCTAACTCTGATTTAGCTTTTAATGGGAGCTTCTCTTTCATGCTGTCTATTTTGTAAACAAAGTCTTCGTCTGCTTTCCGCCTGTTATAATACACGGGTCTTGTTATTCCCGCAAATGCACACGCTTCTGTATCGTTTGCACCTACCGCAAATGCTTCTAGCAGTTTATTTACACACGCCTCGTCTAAAACCGTTGGTCTGCCCATGTTTTCATTACTCATGATTAACCCACTTGTAATCTTCTCCATTACGTTTAATTATCGGTTTCTTGCCATTAGCCTCGCACCACGTTTTATAGCGGTTTATTGTAACATCGCAATAGTGTGTATCTAATTCCATTAATCTAGATATTCTGGTGGTTTTTTCTGATGCTATTATAGTCGTTCCAGATCCACAAAACAAATCTAATACTATCCCATTTAATTGACTTCCATCTTTTATCGCTTTTTCTACAAGAGGAACAGGTTTCATTGTTGGATGTAATTCATTTTTCTGTGTTCTTTTTATACGCCATATATCCATTCCATTATTTCCACCATAAAATTTATGGTCACTCACCCACCCATAAAATATTGGTTCATACATACTCATATAATCGCTATTACTTAAAGTGTGATTATTTTTATCCCATATTATAAGGCTTCTGCATTTTAGTCCTACCCTCTTCATGCTAGAATAATATTTATCTATACCTAACCTATAAAAAGTAATATAAAAAGCTCCATCCACAAAGTCTTTTATTGTTTTATTTATAGAATCTAAAAAAATATTTCCTTCTTCGACTGACATTTTATCATTCTTAATCTTGCCATGCTTAGCATTAAAACTCTTTGAGCCGTCTGCGTGAATACCTCCAGAAAAATCCATTAAATAAGGTGGGTCAGTAAAGCACATATTTGCTTTCTTACCATCCATCAACTTCGCAACAGTAGCCCCGTCTGTGCTATCTCCGCAGAGTAATCTATGCTCTCCTAACTCCCATAAGTCGCCGAGTTTGGTTACTGGTTCAACATCATCGCTAACCTCATCATCTCCAACAGTTTCCATATTATCGTCTATAATCCCAATAAGGCTAACTTCGTCAAACCCAGTCAAGTCCATATCAAAGTCGCTGAATATATCATCGTTGAGTAAATCCGATAGCATTTCATCGTTTATTTTTGCTAACTCTGCAATCCTGTTATCAGCTATTAAGTCTGCATACTCGTCTGCTTCTGTATCGTAGTCCTGGCGTTCAATAGGCACTTTGTCAACTCCTATTAACTTTGCAGCTTCTAGTCTGCCATGACCCTTTACAATGAAGCCTGAGCGATTACTAATGGTTATAGGTTGTCTCCACCCTTGATTGCGTATAATCTTAGCGAGTAGTGCAATCTGTTTATCAGGATGCTTGTTGGGATTACGTGGATTTGGTATCAGGGAAACAATATCTACTTCGTCATCGTGTCGACACCATACTTTAATTGTGCTGATTTCTTTTTTGTCGGCAGCGTCTCGCTTGGTAGTGTCTCGCTTAGCAATTTTTTTCTTATCGGCTCTAATCTGCGAATCTCTATGCTTTTTCTCTTTCGCCTTTTCCTCTGGCGTTAAAGTTAGGCTTGATTTTATGAAGTTTTCAGTCATTATCCATCCTATATTCTTAGCTATATATTTTATATTCAGGGTCGCGACAATCCATACAGATTTGCCACTCATCATTGGGTTTCTTTGCGCCACAATAAAACTCTTTGATTTGACTATTACACGCTGGACAATATATTATTCTTTCGCGCTGCACCGAATCAATTATATTTTTATTATAAATATCAATTATTTTGTCCATAATATCATCTCCTATTATTGTTTAAAAAGGACGGCAGGGGATTAAACCCTGCTCGGTTGGCACTATTTATACTGCCACGCCCTGTGTTTACTAAATATACACCCGTTATTGCTCTTTGTTAAGTTTTATAGCGGTAATATTATTTCAACATAACTTGCTGCAAATACTTTAGGCTTCATTGTTGAGAATCGACAGAACTCGTCTTTGACAATATAATCATGTTTACGTATTGTTTCTGATCCGGCTGTGGTCTTTATTGTTATGGGTAATTTTATTATCTCGTCGCTTCTTAGCCCCATTAGAGTTCTGTCTGGATAAATAAACCGCAACACCTCTTTTGTGTTTTTCCCGTTGAATAGTACCGCGTTAACAACAACAACTGGTTTTTTAATATATTTAGGCATGTTATTATTATAACATATTTTTACAATATTGCAAGCTTTTAAATAAAAAAAGCGTCCAGAATTAACTAGACGCGGTTATTGGTTGTTTTTTTATTAGCCAGAGCCATCGCCATCGCCATAGCCATAGCCAGAGCCAGAGCCAGAGCCATCGCCAGAGCCATAGCCATAGCCATCGCCATCGCCAGAGCCATCGCCAGAGCCATCGCCATAGCCAGAGCCAGAGCCAGAGCCATAGCCATCGCCAGAGCCATCGCCATCGCCATAGCCATAGCCAGAGCCAGAGCCAGAGCCATCGCCATAGCCAGAGCCAGAGCCAGAGCCATCGCCATCCATTAAGAGTTTATCTTTAATTTTGTTCATTTGGGTTTTTCCCCATAATTGATTTTTGAGAAATACCAGTGCAAAGAGTTGCTGAATAATCTTCAATTATTACTTTTTGACCAACCGTTCCAGAAACTTTTGAATTGTCAGACAATCCAGACGTCGCAACTCCCTCGTACCATGACAGGGTGTAATCTGCTGGTCTATGATAATATAAGCGGCGACAATCACCAAGTATTATGCCCGTGTCGTCGGCTGCTAAAACCGTTCCAGCATTAATTCCCTCATTTCTGGTTCGCACCAATACAAATTTACCCAATAATGAAGTAGCTACCTTGTTATCATTATCAATTTGTACTATTTTTTCTGTTACTTTGTCGGCTCTTATGTAGTCAACACCATCAATACTAATAGTTTGTACTTCCTTAGCCATCTTACTACCTCCAATAAAAAGTTAAAAGCAAAAGGTACGATCTTTTATAATTAGCTATTGGTTAGCTCTACCATCGTACGGCAGTTTGTATATATTATTATAATCAACTTTTTGCATTTATCAAGCACTATTCAAATTATTTTCGCATTTTCTTTGCTTTCCCTGTTGACAATATGCTAGTTAGGTTTATAATAATAGATAACGGGGCAATTAAGCCCAGCCAGAGGAGGCAGCCAGATGAAAAACACTAAGTTCAAAACAGTAAAAGAAGGTGAAATGCTCCGTATTATCGCACTTAAAGATTTTGGAATTGTAAGCAAGGGCGACAAGGGCGGTTTAATTGAGAAAAAAGAAAACCTATCTATTTACGGCAGTGCTTGGGTTTACGGCGATGCTCGGGTTTCCGGCGATGCTCGGGTTTCCGGCGATGCTCAGGTTTACAAGGTTTCTAATATTTCTGGATTAAAATACAATGTACCAGCTTATAATGGTTTTATACAAATAGGTTGCGAACTACATACATTTGATGAATGGGCTAAATTCACCAACAAAGAAATACTTGCAATGGACGGTAAGGACGGCTTAAAGTGGTGGAAAGAGTATAAACCTGTTATCACTCCGATTGCTAAATTGCATATCAAAAAGGTTAAAAAAATATCAAAGGCAAAGGAAATAAAATGAAAACTTATCACCGATCATTCACCCGTCGCACAGCGCAGCTACTCAAGCCAGCGAAAGCCAAAGTTTACATATCACCGCTAAAATAGGAGCTGGTAATGGGTAAAGGGCATAAGCCACGACCCGTAAGTAAAAACTACGGCAAGAACTACGACATAGCGTTTAAACATAAGCCAAAGGAGAAATAACATGCTAGGCGAAATACTAACAATAATCGGGCTATGCTTGATTTTGGCGTCAGTAATACTAAGTGCAATTCACAAGGAGAATGACAAATGATTATCACTATCGACGGAAAACACAAAGTAAAAATTGAATCCAAAAATTTATATAAACAACTCAAGCTATACGAAAAACACGGTTGGAAAATAACCGAAATTGAAACGGGAGATAAACAATGACTACATTTGACCAGGTAACGGCAATTCAAATCGAACACTATCGGAAGTCGCGACAGCGCAGAAAGCTACGTGAACGGTTAGAAGCTGAACGAACACGCCTAGAACAAAGCTGGCTGTCGAGAAGTCCCGGAGCTGGTTACAATATAGCACAGAAGCTTAAACGACTTGACAACCGCATTGGAGGACTAAATGGAAAAGCATTGTGAATCATGGAATGAAATGAAAGCTCAAAAGCGAATAGCGTTTAAGCGGTTTATTCTTATTAAATCGCTGCGTGCCTTTGCGTTTCTGCTTTTTATCGTAGTTACTTTTGTGTTAATTATCATATATGGAGATTGAATTATGACTTGTGGAAAAAACAAAAGACATAACTATAAAGGTGTTGGTGGTATCTGTACTACTTGTGGATTTACCCAAAAACAAGTGGCATCAAAAAATACAATGGAATGGATTAAAAACAACCCCTGCAGGGTTAAGATTAATCGATCAAGACAAAAAGCATACAAAGAAGAAGAATTAAAGCTTTCATTAAAAGCTCTTAAAAAATCAAAATACAAATCTCCAGACAGCGCGATCAAGGCTTATTGTCGGGGAATGTGTAAATATCCCGGTATGGCGCAAGAAATAACACGGTTAAATTCAGGAATATATTGCACAAAAAAAGATTGTCCATTGTATCCATTCAGATATGGGAATCCACACAGAATATTAATTAGTAAAAAAATTAATAACATAAACAAAACAATCAACAAAGGGGCTGCCAAGTGACTAAACTATGCAGCAGGTGCGGACTAGAACCTAGAGCCAACGCAAGCTCATGGTGTCGGCTATGCCAGCGTGAATACGCAAAGCAACGCAGGGCTAGAGGTGATTACGTCCGACCCGATCATTTACACAAAAGGTCAAAGAGGCGGTTTACTGGCGCACAGCCTAAAGGTACTCACACAATGCAACCTAACTTTACTTGGTAAGGAGATATACAATGCACAAATTAATAAAAAAACAAATAAAAACCGAAAAGAAAGGGACTAAGGCTCTTATCAAACTGTTAAAAAACGTAAACCCAGAACTTTTACGCTTAGGTGGGGATATTTCTTGTTTTATGGGAGATGTGGACATTTGTTTTAAGTGTAAAGATTATGATGAATTTTTAATAAAACTTGGCAGTGTTCAACGAACAATTAAACTTAAAATCGGAACGTATTGGATTCCCTATGATGGTTTGGTGTGTGTTTCATATAAGGATGAAAAAAAGCGTTCTTTAAGGTTCAGTATTGCTGGCGATGAAAAAAACACCATTGAGAGAATATCTAAAGGCAAATGTCAAGTTACCGAAGAAACAAAACAAACCGTAACGTGTGGAATATAACAACAGGAGATAACGTGACCGAAAAACGCTGTACACTTTGCGGACATATCATACAAAAGTCAGAGAAAAACGCAGAGCAGAGCCGGATCAACGGGCGGAATCGTAAGATAGACCCGAATAGCGCAAGGCAAAAGAAGCTCAAATCAAAGGCAAATTAACTTTTTTTAGCAAAACGCTTGAATATGACGTTTTAGCGTATATACTAAATTAACAAGGAGTAGGATTATGAAGTTTGAAATACACGGAACAGGAATAGACGGCGTGGAAGACAGCGTTGTAATTGAGGGATCAACTATAACCGAATGTCAAGAAAAAGCTAAAGAAGCAACAGATAGTCGTGGTTGGACGGATTGCTGGAGTACACAATTAACTGATTAACAAGGAGGCAATATGACACTCGCACAAGAAACCGCAATACTCCGAAGGGTTCGCAAACTTGACAAGTCAAAAGCCAATGTATGTATAAGTCGCTCTGGAAATACTGGAACATTTGAAATAAGCGTTCACGAAAAAATGTCAGGTAAACACATTAGACGTGTATATAGGTTTTTGGGTAGTGAAAAACAAAACGGGTGTATTGGATTTAACGATTATGACAAGGCTATCCGTGTACTCGACAAAATGATTGAACAATATCAACAGGAGGCAATATGAACAATCCACAACACTTTGCAAGCGCACAATGGCGGTATGAGAATCAAGAGCCTGATGACGATGGCGACGTAGTAGAAGAAATGGACTGTCCCGAGTGCGGCACGGAGGTAAACTTACGGTACGGCAAAGGCACTTGTACTGGGTGTCAAACTGAATGTGAATATTAACCAAAGGAGAAGTGAGATGAAAGAGCAAAAAGTAGTAATGGTTGGATATAAGGGATTTGATTATAATTTTAAATGCCTAAAAAAGCAGTATAAGGAAAATACAGTTTTCAGCTGTTGTTATGTGCGCAGGTAACAACTCAATGGCTAAAGCAAAAAAAGGCTCATGGATAACTCTAGCAGAGTGGAAAGATATTAACGGGAAATATATTCCAGTTTGTGTTAAAACGGCAAAAGTAACAGGCAGAAAAATAAAAGCAGATACTTGGTATATGCTACAAGATGGCAAATTTATAGAAACAAAATAACAACAAATAAGGAGCTTGCAAAATGAAAGACATAGACGTATCGATAATCATCAACGACGCTCTTGTTGAACAGCTTAACATTAAGCTAAAGGATATAAAGGATTATTCAACGCTGGCTAGACTTGGCGCGGATAGTCTGGATTTAGTAGAACTGGACATATTAATCGAAGAAAGTATTGATAAGAAAATAGTTATCGACGATTATTTAGTAACAGGCAGAACGACGGTTAAAGAACTAACGGCTTATGTAAAAAACTTAACAGAGGTGGATGTATTGAATTTGAATTTATGCCAACAAAGAAAACAATAACCAAAAGGATTAAAAACATGTTTAAATCATTCAACACTAGACTTATTGAAAATCTCGAAAAACAAATTGAAAAACAGTCCGCGAGAATTAGGGATTTAGAACGAACTGAAAGCACAAAAGTAAATAGTATTGCAACCCTGCAACAACAAGCTGGCTGTGGAATTGAGCATGAAACAGAGCGAGATATTACGGATTCAGCACCATATCCCTGGCTCGAACGCGAACACTTTGAAACCTGCACCATCTGTGGAAAAGTATTGCGCAAGTTCGACACCAAGCTGGAAGCCGACGAGCGCGAAGCGGAGATACTGCAAGATGTAGCCGACAAGGCAAAGCGGGCGGTTAGAGAAGCAAAAGCAAAAAACAAGGAGGCGTAAAATGAAAGAGCTATTAGCAATTCAAAGTAAACTCGTAGTACCTAAAAATCAGTTTAATAGTCACGGTGGTTATAAGTTTAGAAGCTGTGAAGATATACTGGAGGCGATTAAACCATTACTGAGCGAACACGATTGTTTTGTGGTCATTAATGACGACATAATAGAATCCGGCGGTTTTGTGTTCATAAAAGCAACTGTTGAAATGACAAACAGCGAGGGTAAAACTATTACCTCAACCGCATTCGCCCGCCATGCAGATGTACAAAAAGGCATGCAGGCGGCGCAGATTACTGGCAGCACGTCAAGCTATGCCCGCAAGTATGCGTTAAATGGCTTGTTCTGCATTGACGACACAAAAGATGCCGACGCTACTAATAAGCACGACAAAACCCCTGCAAGGCAACATGCGACAGTTAGCGATGAAAAGAACACCGTAATATCAAAAGCCAAGCAAAATGCTTTCATAACTGCTGGTAAAAATAGCGGGTATTCAAACGAGCAAATCAAAGAGGCTTTATTCAACGCTGGATTTAAGACTTCCACCGATATTACAAATGATAAATTTCAACAATTAATAGATAGTTTGAAAAATAAAACGCTAAAGGTTCAGTAATGATTAAGAAAAACATATCACGCAAAGAGTATATAGCTCTGCCGGGAATAAACGCTTCCAGCTTAAAGCCGTATTACGAAAGTTCACTTAACGGCAATTATGAAAGCTCTAAAAAGCGGGTTGAAACGCCAGCTATGCGATTCGGGACTGCTTGCCATTCCTTAATACTTGAGCCGGCGAAGTTTAAAGCCGGTTATGATGTACTTGAGTTACCCATAAACGAAAAGACGGGTAAGGAGTACGGATCTGAAACCAAAAAAGCTCAAGAATATATCGCCACATTGCCGACTGATAAAAAGTATTTATCTAGCGAGGAGTTCGCAACACTAAAGCGGATTGCCACAAACTTTAATTATAACCATGTCGCTACATCAATTATTGAGGACTGCCCCGACAGAGAAATGGCGGTTACTTGGACTGATGATATTACCGGCAAAGAGTGCAAAGCGTTAATTGACTTTGTCGGCGAAAACATGGCGGGTGATTTAAAAACTGCCCGTGAGATTAAGTTTCGGAATAACGATGATGATATTGCAAAGGCTATTCGATGGGATTTGATCGGTAACAAAAACCTGTTGCAATTTGCTTTTTACTATGACGGGTTAAAGGCTAATAACATTGACGTTGATTTTTATGTGCTATTCGCGCAGAACGGTGGAAACTGCGAAACCCTCGCCGCCATGTTAAGTGAATCATCTATTGAGTACGGGCGTTCTATGTATAATCGCGCCATGCAAAACATTCTTTCCAAAGATGATAACTATTCCGCATTTAACAAGGTGATTATGATATGAGGAAAACTACGCTAATATATAAAATGTCAGATAATAAATCGCAACCCGCCTACCCTAATCAAAAAATAGCGATGGACTCGACTATTCCAGAGGGTACATGGATTCAGGCGGTGTTCAGCAACATCGAGAACGCCAAGAGTGATAAACAGCTTGGATATTTATATTCAGCTATATACCCGCACTTTGTGGCTCACTATATGCAGACACAGGGTTATATATTTCAAATACAAAAGGGTAATGAACTTATCGACATAGAGCCTAATACAATATCGGTTGATTTGTATTTAAAAGCTTTATTTTCAATTCACAAAAGCACAAAGGAGTTTAAAAAGGAGTTAGCAAGCGTTGAAGATTTAAAAGAATACATAAACTTTCTCGACATGCACAGTATTCAAAAATTTGGTTTTCCAATACCGGAAGCCAATAAAAAGGAGAAGTAAATAATGTCCTACGATAAAGCAATTATAATCGGTAACATAACTAGACAGCCAGAACTCAAGCATACACCGTCAGGCGTTATAGTATGTGAGTTTGGTATCGCAGTAAACAAGAAACGCAAGGGCGAGAATAGGGCGTGTTTCCTTGACGTTGTGTCATTTAACAAAACCGCTGAATTTGTGCAAAAGTATTTTTGCAAAGGTTCTGAGATTCTCATAGAGGGTGAACATGACTATGAAACTTGGGATGATAAAGACACAGGCAAAAAGCGGTCAAAGATTAAGATTATAGCTAACCAAGTTAATTTTGTTGGCAAGCGTGAAGATAACCCGCAAGCCACACAGCAACCGCAACCAGCGCAAGAACCGCAATCGCAAGACAAGAGCTATCCTGGAGAACACGACCAGAGATTCCCAGTTAATCAAGAGTCGGAATTAGACCCTAAAGATGATATCCCATTTTGAGCAAAGGAGAAACATGAAAGCAATACAAAAGCGACTAGACAAGCTCGCCAGCGAGCTATGCAGGCTTAGGCATGGTGAAATGTGCTTTACTTGCGGTTATCCAGGGACGGACACGCACCACATAGCAAGCCGTAATCATAAGCGACTTAGGTGGAATCCAAAGAATCTAGTTTACCTCTGCCGAGCCTGCCACCTTAAAGCTCATGCTGAAAACATGGATTTTGGCAGGGAACTTGACCAGACTGTGCGGATATGGAGTCTGCCGGAGCTTCAAGAGTTGGAAAAAGAGCTTAAACAGAAAATAACCGCAATTAATTTCAGATAACGCTTGATATTTGATAAAACAGGGGAATGGATTGTACGGAATCGGAACGAGCAGAAAGATTAGTCGGGGCAATGCCTAATCAAATTCATAGATTTCCACTTATAAAGCAGTCAATAGGTAAGGAATATGCTCACGAAATATTAAAAGCTTCAGGAATTAAACGCCCGGCAATGTACGATCTCGGATATAACAATAATAATTGTATTGGGTGTGTAAAAGGCGGCATGGGATACTGGAATAAAATAAGAGTAGACTTTCCTGAAGTATTCAATGAACGTGCAAAAATGGAAAGAGAAATCGGCGCATCATGCATTAAAAAAGTTTTTCTTGATGAACTGGACCCGGAAGCTGGTCGACATACAAAAGAAGTTATGGACGATTGCGGTATTTTTTGCGAACTAATTAAATTGTAATAAAAGGAGAATAATAATGGCTAGACCAACAAAAGCAACAGTTGAATATTTCCCTTTGGATTGCTCTTTTTCGGATAGCATGAAAATAATAGAAGTTAAATTTGGTAATGACGGATTTGCTTTCTGGGTAAAATTATTACAAAAGCTAGGGCGTACAGAAAACCACTTTATAGATTGCCGGAATATATCCAAGTGGAAGTTATTGTCAGCAGAAATGCTAGTTGATGAGGATAAATGTAAACAGATACTCAATGAACTATCTGAATTAGAATGTATAGATACTGAATTGTGGCAGCATAAAATAATATTTTCTCAAAAGTTTGTTGATGGACTAGCCGATGTTTATAAACGGCGTAATGTTGGTTTACCTAAAAAGGCTGATATATGTAAACAGTTATCTATTAGCAAGAGGGTTAATGCAAACCATAAGCCAGTAGATGTTAGCAATAACCCACAAAGTAAAGTAAACTATACTAAAGTAGATAAGAGTAAAGTAATAGAACCGCCAACACTTGAAGAATTTACTGACTATTGCCAAGATAAATTAAAAGATTATGAATTAGACCCTGAAAACATATATTATTTTTATTCTGATAATGATTGGTTTGATAGTAATGGCAAAAAGGTAAAGAACTGGAAAACAAAGATAAGGTCTGTTTGGTGTAAAAATAAAAAGAAAATTATAGAATCGGAGCTAGATAAACAAATTGCAGGTATGCCTTCACAGTTTGATGCCGACTTTGTGGAAAATTCAAATGCAGACATGCCGGAGATAGCCAATGAAAATTGAGGAACTAAAACAGCAGATAGGTATATCCGCTAAAGATATTATTGCTACCGGCATGGGGCTTGAGAAACGAGGCACAGCTTATGACTGCCCTTATAAAGACCACAAGAAAGGTAAAACTATATCGGCTCAATGGTATAACGACGGATTACATTTCAAGTGCCACGATTGCAATAGACTTTTCGACATTAGCGACTATGCAGCACAACGGGGGGAGCGCATGCAAATATTGCACGACCTTGCAAACGTAGCATATAAACCATTTGAGTTTAAGCCTATTAAGCCAGTAACAAAAGAAAAATCAGAGAATGGAATTAATTATTTAGTTAATCGCGGAATATCAAAAGAAACCATAAAAGAATATCATATAACCTGTAGTAATCAATGGATTTGTTTTAATTATTGTCTGCCTGACAATGGCGGGCTTGTTAAAATCAAACAGCGCATAATAGGTGATTGCGAAAATGGAGATAACAAATATACAGCTCCAGCGGGGGGGCAGAATATTCTTTACGGTATGCACTTACTAAAGGCTCAAAAGCTACTTGCTATATGCGAGGGCGAGATAGATGCATTATCGTTGCGAGAGTGCGCTAAGTTAGCCGAAAAAGATAAAAATATTATATGCTCCAGTATTCCAAGCGGATCTAAAAGCTTTGGGTGGATAGAAACTTGCAAAAATTGGCTTGATTCATTTAGCGGAATAATTATAATTCCAGATTCAGACGATTCGGGAAGCGAGTTTTTAGAAAAATCAATAGAGTTACTATCTGAATATAACTTATTAAAAATAGACCTGCCGACAAATGACGTAAACGAATATTTATGCAGTCCAGATTGTAACCCTGCCGAAATATTTAATTACATGAAGCAAATAGTCCCAGAGATAAAAGGAATTAAAAACAGCGCAGAAGTCGGCAAGCGTAAAAAGATAAAATCTATTGCAACTGGATATTTAACGCAGGATTACAACGATTCAGGTTATCGCATGGGTTGCTTATCGCTTTACACGGGCAGACGTGGACACGGGAAAACGACATATACACGCCAGGGGCTAATAAGCATAGCCAAGCAAAAGGAAAAGTGTTTTATGTTTACTGGCGAAACTACGATTGAAAACGAAAAAAATAAACTTGCGAGAATGTGTGCTGAAAAAACCGACATTGAAACCTCGTTAAATATTGGCGGCAGAACTGAATACAACGCAGGGGATAGCGCCTTAAATTATTTTAACAAGGTTTATGGCAAATATATATTGCTTTCAGATTGTGAAACTATGGCAGAAAACTTCCCAGAGCTTAAAAAAAGCAAGGTGATGTTGTTTGATAATCTGCTAATGGAAATGGAAAAGCTGGCTAAATATTTTTGCGTTAAAGTTTTCATTCTTGACAATCTTATGGTATTTTGCGCCAATCAGGGACAGGGTAAATTCAGCAAGCAAGAAGATATAATTGCAAAGTTAAAGGAGTTTGTCAATAAGAACAACGTTCATTGCTGTTTAATAGCTCACCCAAAAAGCGGAGATGGACACCAAAAAGTATCGGGAGCAATGGAATTAGAAAATAGCGCCGATTCAATATTCCGCTATGTTAGAATTGAAGATGTAAACCAGGACGGAATGGCTAAAAGATTGCCGGAACATATCAAATCAAGGGTTTCAGCTATGCTATTAACCGAAAAGGTTAGAGATGATGGGACTAGCATTATATCATTTTTAGAGTGGGACGCTGCAAGAGGGGCAGTTTACGATTTAAACACGATGCACAATGCTAAAGAATACGAGAAGTTTGGATATTGGACTAGAGCGGTAAGCAAGTTTACAGAACTAGACCAGCCGAACCGTCATAATCGCGGTGCTGGTAAACAATAAACAAGGTGAAGCTATGACAACTATTAACCTACACAATATTGATTGCATGCAGTTTATGAAAAGCAAACCGGATGGTTACTACGAGTTGGCTTGCGTAGACCCTCCGTATGGGATAGGTTGCGACGGCAAAGGTATGAGCAATAGAGCAAGTAATAGCCCTAAATTTAGAGGATATAAAGGAAGAGAATTTAAGGGAGGCGAGTGGGATAAAAACCCATCAACTAAAGAATATTTCATTGAACTAAAAAGAGTTAGTAAAAATTATATAATATGGGGTGCTAATCATTTTATTGAAAACATATCAAACGCAAATAGTCCGTCATGGGTCGTATGGCATAAAAATATGCAAAACCCAAATGCGACTAATGCTGATTGTGAACTAGCATTAACGTCTTTTAAAACATCTGTTAAATATTTCCGTTATGATTGGAGTGGATTTGGTGCTGTTAATTCAGGAGAAAAAAAGACCCATCCAACACAAAAACCAGTTAAACTCTATGAATGGCTATTGAAAAACTACGC